TTGAAAATCAAATCGGATGTCATATAACGTCTTTGCCAGTTCTTCTGTACTGCACGTTCTGATATATTCCTCGTTGGTCACTTCCAACTCGCCTGTGCCACCGCATTTATCGCATCCATCGGCTTTAGCACAGATTTTTGACATCAAACAAGTCATTGTTTTCCTCCCGGCAGCGCCCTCTGTAACACTTCCTTCAGCCGTACCGAGTCGCTGCCCAGCACGTATTCGTTGACTTCACGTTCTGCTTTGCTATGGCAGGCCTGTTCATACAGACGCCGGAGCTGCGCCCAAATCGTCGGCATATCGTCCGCCATGGCCAGCATCAGGTTATCCCAGCCGTAGCTTTTTACCGTCATCTCTATTTCTTTCGTCGTCCAGTACGGCTCGCAGGGCTGGCCGTATTCCGGATGGTCCATAGGGATATCGCCCAGGCAGCCTTTGTACCATGTCCGCACCATGCCCTGGGATATTTCCTTCTGGGCCTCCTGCCATGTCTTTACCTTCCGGGACGGATCCACCATAGCCATCAGCGACTGGGCCGCTACCCGAATCTCCGCTATGCTGGGTAAAAACTTTGATTCCGTTATGCACTTTTTTACCGTCTTTTGCAGCAGTCCCACCGGTACATCGTCCAGCATGGCAGCATACACTTTGATTGCCGCATCATCATGCTGCCGGTATGCTGCAAACAGTAACCGGACCGCCTTATATGTTTCAGCCGAGTATTTCACTGATATCCTCCTCCGTCAGATCTGATATGGGTGCGCCGCCTGATGGCGGACGTGGGTCCTTGATGACCGCCTCCAGATAGCGCATACTTCGCCCGCCACGACGTTGCATGATATTCACGGCAGCCTTAAAGGCATCGATGCCGTACTGTGCAATCAATTCCTGCAGTTTTTGTTGCTCCGGCTGTGTGATCAGATGGATCCGCTCCGAAAAATACTGTTCCGCTTCGGTCAAATTATCCACAGTTTTTTGGTTAACCTGTGGATAATTTTGGTTTGCTTCGCGCGGCATAGCCCTATAACCTATACTATCCTTACCTAACCTAACCTGGGTATCCATTTGGTTGTCACTTGGTATACCATTGGTATCCATTTGGTTGTCACTTGGTATTATAATGTATCGGCCCTCGGTATCCTTGGTTAAAAGGGCATATTCTTCCTGGTATACCGTTGGTTTATATCGGTCCTTCCGAACAGAGTTGTTCACGTTCCAGTACAGATCCACCGCCACACCGGAATTAAAAATAAAAATAAAACCGGCATCAACTAATTCGTTTATGTTTTCTTTTGTTGCGTCCACCATCTTCCGGATCGCATTAAGCCGGTTTGTAAATCCATCATCGTCCGCATTCAGCCCGATCTGCAGGTACAGCAGCTGCGTAACCGGTTGCAGATCCATAAACTTATCCGACGAAAAGACTGTCGTCGATATCATCCTGCGACTTGCCATCTCTCCGCCTCCTAAAATAAACTCTGCAGCCGCGTCAAATACGGCTTGATATCGTCCACGGAATACGCCAGGATATACGGCGCATAGTTAGATACAACGGCCTGGTAAATCTTCTGTGCATTGCTCTGCTTCCCGCCGGGCGCCTTGCACTCTATCAGGATAACCTTCCCGTCCTTGTATGCTTCCATGTCCGGGCGGCCCGGCACCACATACGGACCAAATTGCGGGTTCGATTGCACATACCAGCCGTCCTGTTTCAGTATGCGCTTGATGCTTTCCTTCACTCTGTTCTCCGGCGTGTCCTTCATTCCGTAGTCCTCCATAACCTCATATAGCCGGGACCGCTATGCAGCCCCGGCTTGTATTATTTAGAAATCTACCAGCTCATCCTTCGGCTCCTCTGGGCCGAATATGCCAACCGCTTCCGGTTCCGCTGCCACAGCCTGGGCCGCTACCGGCTGCTGGGCCGTTGCAGTCTTTTCCGGGATAGCCGCAGGCGCTTCTTCCACCGGTGCGTCGATCGTCAGCTCGTCGTCCACGGTACCCGTCGCAATATCCTGGGCGATTTTAATGGTCGCTGTGTCGGCCTTCTGATAGTCGATAGACATCAGGCCCCATTTACCGATCAGGCGCCGCAGTACCGTCTTGCAGGCCATCCCGTCATAGTTATCTTCCCAGATAGCCGGCCGCTTGCTTCCGGCCTTGCCCTTCCGGAACTTCTTTTCGTGTGCGTCGATCTGGCTGACGCTCATGTAAATTTTCTTTTCATAGCCATTGACCAACCGGAAGTATCCCAAGTACCCTACCACCGGCAATTTTTCCCGCTCTGTTTCGTCCGCAATCCATTCAATATCCACGTCCTCGGTCAGCCGGTCAAACCTTTTCAGCTCGCCCTGCCGGACGTCCACAACGTTCAGCCGCTCATAGGCGCCGGTCCGGTTCGCCAGCTGGATCATACCGCGATAGCCCAGAACAAACGACGCTTCCCGTCTGCCGGTCTTGCCATTCCAAAACGGAACTACATACGCAAAGCCTAACGACTTGTCGATAGGCAGGTTATAGCTGGCCGCTTTCATAGCCGACTGCAGCACCGTCATAGGCGCATTGAAAAACGCCTCCTTCAGGGACGGATCCTCGTTAACCATGCTGATAATACTCCCCATGAACTGCGGCATGCGCGCGCCCAGCAACTCCTGGAAACGGCTGCGCAGATTCTCGCTATCTAACATCGCCTGCAACAGACCGCCTACTGTCTGTTTCGCCTTCTGATCCACCATGGGAACTTCTGTGTTGTTGGCTCTTCCAATAACTGCCTTGCTGTTTACTTTTGCCATTTTTTATATCCTCCTAAAATAAATTTATTTGTTTATCATCCTGTTCAAACATGATTGTCTCTGGCAGAAACCGCCAGCAAACATATACCGTCAGAAATGGCGGGGACGTACATAACTCTGACCCATACTTCATAAACTGCGTTCGTCCTCTTGGAATCAAAAGCTGGACGCCAAAACGACTAAAGAAATTAAAACGCTCCCGCGCATCAAAGATACCGTTCGGATTCACAAACATGGCCCACGGATGCCCCAGCTCATACAGTCTTTTAATAACTGCATCCTTTTTGCTGTACGGCGGATTTGAAATTATGAAGTCGTATTCCTGGTCCGGTTCATACCGGAAAAAGTCCTGGCCGTTGTCTATATGGCTATAAACCACTTCATGCCCCCCCGCAGTGAACACTTGCACATACTGGCTAAACTCCTTGTCGAACGGGCACCAGATCTTGCTGTGTTCCGGGATGTACGGCAGCAGTATTTCAACTGCGTGCCGTGGTGTGTAGTATTCATCTGTTCCCTTAAAATTTTGTAGCTGATTTGTGAATCCCATATACTTTTTTCACGCCTTAAATGCCCGTGTAGGTTTGCCCACTTTTTTATACTTTTCAAAGATGTCAGGCAATTCACTTTTCAATTTTTTTGTGTCAATTGTCGTCCGGCCCGCCGTTACCTTCCAGGTAATTTTGTTCCCGCAAATCTCGGCCGCCTCATAGTCGCCCATGGCTTCCATGATCTGCTGCTTGTACTGTTCCTTGGCTTCATGTGCTTCCTTCTCGGCCGCTTCAAAATGCTTCATACGTTCGTAGGCGATCACCATCTCCGGGGCCTGCAGCTCCAGCGTCTCCTGCCTTCCGCCCGGATGCATGGCAGCGATGGCCTCCCCTGCGCTCTTGCTTCCGTCCGGGGGAGGCGGCGTCTTGGTCTCTACCATGTTCCAGAACTCCTGCCCGGCCCGGATCAGCTCGTCGATCTGTTCCTGGTTGCGCTCTACCGTTTTCCATTTGGCTTCGTTGCCGCCAATCAGGACCGCAATGTACCAACGGTCATATCCGGTAACTGCCATGTACCACTGGCACTGCAGGTAATAGGCGTCCGGCACTTCGTCCTCCTGCCATTTCTTTGCCTGATCCACGCCGGCCGTCTTGATTTCCAGCCCGGCCTTCTCGCCCACGACCTCACGGTCCACGCTGGCCAGCATCCAGGGATGCTCACAGCTCTGCATCATGCCACGCCGGATTACCTTTTTACCGGTCTGTTCCATGAACCATTCCGCTATGTTCTGCTCGTTCTTCTGGCCCCAGTACACCCGCTGGTTCCCGGACAGATCCTCCGGTTCCAGCTCCCCGGTCTTTTCCGCCCACAATGCCAGGGCGCTCTTCCATGGATTAATTCCCAGGATCACGGACGCATCACTTCCACCCAGACCACTGTTGCGCAGCTTCAGCCACGCCTGGCGGTCCTGCATCTGTTCTACCGTCATGATCAGCTTTGCCATTATTCGTCCTCCCGTATAATATCCAGCGCCTCTTCCCCGCGGTAAACATTATCGCACCAAATCCGTTCCACGTTGACGTTTGCGTCTGCTCCTTCCAGCGCGTCCGTCACCGCGTTCATCGCAATATCTTCTACGTCATCCTCGTCATGAGCCGTAACCTCGACAGCCATCTTGACGGTTATGATAGCCGTATAGTAATGTCCTTTACTTGTAATCATCTTCCGCCCTCCATAAAGAACACGGCCTGCGCTTGTGATAGTTTTTTACTTCTCCTGCTTGTCTGCGCCTTGAAATATCGGCAGGCCGTGTGGTATAATTAGTTAGTTCATTAATAACACTCTCTTTTTTACCGCTGACACGGCCATGTCAGCGGTCTTTTTTTATGCCGCAGCACACGCCCATGGTCACCGCCTGCAGATGCTTGCACCGGAAGCATTTCTTATTCCGCAGCGGCCGGCTCTCGTTTATTTTTCTCTTGGCACATCCAGCCTGGTTCCCGCAGTTCCGGCACAGCCATGCTTCCACGCAGAACCCAGGTACGGCCGGGCACCGTCCTCCTAAATCAGTCATTGTTGTCCTCCGGTTTTTTCTTAATGATGGTCATCGATTCAATCCTCATATTCTTGGGCGGATTTTTCTGGAAGATATCGACGACGGCCATCGCAAACATCCCTTTTTGTTCGTCGGTCAAATTGTTGTAAAATTTGTCAATCATTCCAACAATCAGTCCGGCCATAATACCATTGTCACCGCACAGCACTCCTTCCGCATGACGGGGTCCGTCAGTGGGAGCGCTTGAGTATATCGCCGTAACGTCCTCCGGAACACAAACCTTGCTTCCGTTCTTAAAACTCATTTCCATGTTATTTACCTCCCTATTTCTTTAACAATATTTTCAAGGCCTCTGCTATATGTACAGCTGCTTTCATAATCTCATCGTTGTTATTATCGGAGCATCCTTCATCGCAAAATAATGTAGGCTGTTCTGGAGCTGATTCTTCTTTATCTTTTAATATCTTTGACGGGTCAATTCCTAATACAGCAGCGTAACAATATGCCAATTTAGGTGATGGGATCGCCTTGCCGTTAAAATATTTAGAAATACTCGAAGTATCTGTAAATGAAATTTTTCCTAAATCCTCATTTTTTATGCCACGGTTTTTCATTATCACTGCCAATGCGTTTAAATCAATTTGTTTATTTTCGTCCTGTTCTTCAAGACGGATAAGGCGACTTGGAGACACGTTTAATAGCAATGCGGCTTTAACAATTGTTTTATAGTAAAATCTACTTTGTTTATTGCTTCTCATTGATTCAAGTGTTGCTGGTGCCATTCGTTCTGCTGACGTGACGGTGTCGCAAATTTTTGCCACGCTCCTGCCGTCCTCTGCAATCTTCGTATCAATCAAATTATAATTAACTAAAAAACTGTTTTTCATTTTTACCTCCCTATGTATGCGCCGGTGATAGCCCAACACATCAGCTCCATGGTGATCAGTATCATCACACCCAGCGCGATCATGGCCGCTACTTCTTCACTCGTCAGTCTCATCACAGCACTTCTCCTCATATGCCGGTGGCAGGAATCGCCAAGCGATCACGTTACTGTTCATCCCTACACGCCACATGCCGTCCATGTAGTAACCAATCACCAAATTCTTTAGCCCCTTCTTGGTTACCGTACAGCACAGCACTTTGTCCTCATCCGGCGGCAGTGTGGTTTCTACCGGCACCCATTCCCGGAGCGGATCCGGTTCACCTTTCATCTGCATCTGCTTCAGGCAGGTAACGCCTTCGTCTGCCAGCCCGTCCTTGACTTCCTTTGGAGTGATGTAACCTTCCCGCATGGCCTGCACATCTTGCCTGGCATGTTCTATCAGGCGCTGGAACCGGGTATTACCGAAGCCGAATTCGTCATGCAAATATCTCATAATGGCCATCGTATTGCTCTCTACGCCGTCGCCAAAGCCGTCCTCATAGGCTGCATGCTGGTATCTCCCCAGCCATCCTGCGAATTTGTCTACCGGCAGGGCCTGCAGTTTTTTCAGCTCGGTCTTGGCAGCCTTGTCTGCCGCTCGTCTTTCCGCTCTGCCCATTAGCCAAACACCACCATTCCAATCAGGCAGCCTACCGCAATGCCACCAAAAAACATCGTGAAGAACAGGATCCCTGTTACATATTCTCTGTCAATAGTCATTGCTCCCATGCCTCCTTTTTAACTCTGTTCACATCCCGCAGCCAGCGCATCTTTGCGCGGCTCTCTTCCAGGGCCGCAATATAATCATCCTTTGCGCGGTCCCATTCCGCCGCATCCCGGCAGCTGTAGTACAGCGCCTTCAGCAGATCCACCTGCTGATACAGTTCCCATCGTGCCATTCTGTTTCGCCTCCTTAACTTTCGGGCACCAGCGCGGATGCCCCACAGGTAACTTATCCCACATTTTTTCTGGACATTCCGGACAGAAGAAGAAAACCTTGTGAATGATTTTCTTGCTTTCCAGCCTGTCACAGTACACGCACCGGATCATGGCGCGCCTCCCTGGGCTATAGCCATCACCTTCGCCAGCCGCCCCTGCAGCTCACTCACCTGCTGCCGCAGGCTGGCGATCTCATCATCCTTCTGCTTGCGTTCCCAGGCCGTCAGTCCTTTGGCGGCAAGGCCGATGCTTTCCAGCTGATACACCTCCGCCATGCTGTACCGGCAGCCCGGCATGTACTGCAGCCGATGCAGCTTACCGTCCTGTTCCATGTTCCGGACGCTGTTCGGCGCCACGCCCCAGCGCTCCGCCAGCTCCGTCAGTGTGATCACCGTCTGCATTTATTCCTCCTCCTCTTCCAGCGGCCGTTCTACGTCCGCCAGCATCTCCTTAACCATGAGAACAATGTTCTTATCCATATCCACCTGAACCGTTAGTTCATGGCCGTTTGGCCCACAGAATCTACCGTGCGCCGTCGTCAAGTTCATGGTGGTAACGGTAGCCTGCAGTATTGCCTCCGGAATCGGTTCTTTGTTTACGTACCAGCCCATCTCGCCGGTCCCGTTTTTCTTCGGATCGTTATGGTGGTTTATCTTCCGGTCTATAATGCTCAATATACCCTGACGGCGCCTGTGCCACTGGTGGACCGTTTCATCCACCTGATCTCCAAATATCCATTCGTGCTGCAGGTAAAAATCGTCATATGCAAAAACATGCAGTTCTGTGACGTCCCAGATGATATCCAATAAGTCTGATAAGATAACCATGTTATTCCGTCTCCAGCAACTCATCGATCGTGCAGCCCAGCGCCTTCGCTATGGCCGGCAGCTTTTCTGTACGCGGTAAAGAATTATTAGTCTCCCACATTGCTACGGTAGACTGACTTACGCCCAAAACCGTTGCCAGTTCCTGCTGAGTAATGTCTTTTTTCTCCCTCATTTTTTTGATATTCAACGTATCCACCTCCTCTTTAATTATCAACTACAATGATATTTTAAATCATTTTTATTGATAAGTCAACCTTTTTATCAAAGTTTTATCAATTTTTTATTAGCGTCATTGATAATCTTGTTTATTATCAATATAATTGATATATAGGGAGGTGCGGGATATGAGACTAAAAGAGGCGCGCAAAGCAGCACGAATGACGCAAACAGAAGTAGCTAAAATTCTCGGAGTAAATCAAAACACTTATTCATATTGGGAAAACGAAAAAACAAAAATCGACAATGTATCATTAGCGAAATTGGCCGAAATATACAATGTATCCATTGATTATTTGCTGGACATTGCGCCCCAGCCAATCAAAGGCGTCCGCATTCCCATCTATGGATCCGTACCGGCCGGGATCCCGCTGGAGGCCATAGAAAATATTGAAGGATATGAAGAAATCACTCCTGCCCTGGCCAGCAAAGG